ATTAGAGACTTTAATCCTAATTTTAAAAATCTAGTGGCAGCGACTCCTCATGGCACAACCAATACCGCCCCAAGCGGTACCAGTTCGTATACCAGTGGTGGAAGTCAAGGGCGTGGCATGGTTGGTTCTGCCGCCCAACCTCCTGGAACTAGATTCCATAATCAAACCAACGAATTCACAGTAGACGCCAAAAATGTTGTACACATCTCATTGTCAGAGGGCCTAGACAACAACTATCCGTTTGGCAACAGTCTGTTAGAATCTGTGTTCAAAGTCTACAAGCAGAAAGAACTGCTGGAAGATGCTATTATTATCTATCGCATACAACGTGCTCCAGAAAGACGTATTTTCTATGTGGACGTTGGCAACATGCCGGCACACATGGCTATGGCATTTGTTGAACGTGTGAAAAACGAAATACATCAACGCCGCATTCCAAGCAGCACAGGCGGTGGACAAAATGTGGTTGACAGCAGCTATAATCCGTTGAGCGTCAGCGAAGACTACTTCTTCCCACAGACAGCAGAAGGTCGAGGAAGCAAAGTTGAAACACTGCCTGGTGGAACCAATCTAGGTGAAATCACTGATCTGCGTTATTTTACCAACAAACTGTTTAGAGCACTGCGAATACCAGCAGCTTATCTGCCCACAGGCATCGAAGAGTCTAGCAATGTGGTAGCAGATGGCAAGGTTGGCACAGTCTACATCCAAGAACTGCGATTCAATGAATACTGCAAACGCTTGCAGAGCAATATTGTAGAAACGTTTGATCTTGAATTCAAGCTATGGCTGCAGAACAACGGTATCAACATTGACAGCAGTTTGTTTGAATTAAAATTCAATACTCCACAAAACTTTGCTGCCTATCGTCAAGCTGAAATGGACACTGCTCGTGCAGCTACATTTGCCACACTGCAAGAACTACCACATCTCAGCAAGCGATTTGCACTGAAACGCTTCTTGGGACTCACAGAAGAAGAGCTCAAAGAAAACGAACGTCTCTGGAAAGAAGAAAACGGCGAAAATCTAAAACCTCCTGCAGATGCCGCAGGCGCCATGCGATCTATAGGTGTGTCACCGGGAGGCATGAGTGCTGAAACACAAGGTCAAGAACAAGAAGCCACACCAGAGATGGCAGCAGCAGCAGAAGCAGGTGCAGTACCAGCCGATGCCGCAGCAGAAGCACCAGTTCAACAATAACTGGCTAAATACACCATGCTGCTAAGAGAATTTTTTTATTTCAACGACAACACCAACGATTTTTCATCTGATCTTCGCTATGATGCCAGCAAAGACAAATCAGTGTTGGAAAAAGATGACACAAGAAAGATTCGTTTGACCCTGCGTCAAATCAATTCACTGCGTCATCAAACTGAGGCTCATGACTTTGAAAAAGAAAGCGAACAAGAGTTTATCAAGCAAATGTACGGAGCACCTGCAGGTGAAGCAGCAGCAGAACAACCAGCATAATGTTGCTTTTGTACTAGGCAACGGAACAAGCAGATCTAAACTTAATCTAAACGAAATAAAAACACGTGGTACTGTCTACGGCTGTAATGCTTTGTACAGAGAATTTGAACCGGACTATTTGGTAGCAGTGGATACAAAAATGGTCAATGAAATCATAGCCACTGGCTGGCACAAGGATCATCAAGTTTGGACCAACCCCAACAAAGGTATCACTGCAAAAAGTCATGTGAACTTCTTCAGTCCGCACAAAGGTTGGAGCAGTGGACCCACAGCACTTTGGATGGCCAGTCAACAGGGATTCAGCGAAATTTACATATTTGGCTTTGACTATCAAGGTGTTGAAGGCAAGTTCAACAACGTTTATGCTGACACTTTCAATTATAAAAAGAGTCAAGACGCTGCCACATTCTTTGGCAACTGGTTGAGTCAAACTGAAAAAACCATCAAAGAATATAAAAATATACAGTTCTATAGAGTAATCAACCAGGGATCTTTTGTGCCAGACAAGCTGCAAGGCATTCCCAATCTTCAACACATCACCTTTGAACATTTCGAACAAAAGTTCAAGGGCAGTACTTATACATCTCAAAACCTTCAAAAAACTAGCATTTAACACCAGTTTGTAATCTTAGTGTTAAATAACTTACAGCCTAACAATCTAAGGAGAATACGCTATGGCAGACAAAAATATACTTGAACAAATGCTTGGTCATTTGGTCAACGAAGACAAACAAAAAGCAGAAGAGCTATTCCACGAATACGTGGTAGCTAAATCTCGTGAAATCTACGAAAGCCTCATCGAAGCTGAAATGGACGACGAAGAGGAAGATAAAGATAAAGAAGTAGAAGAAGCTTCCGAAGAGGAAAACGAAGACAAAGTCGAAGAAGAATTTGAAGAAATTGCCTACGAAGGCGATGATGAAATGCCACCCATGGGCGGTGACGGCATGGATGACCTAGAAGGTGAAATGGATCAAGGCGATGATGATATGGCCGAAAAAGATCCACAAGAATTGTTTCAAGATCTAGATGCCATCGTTGATGAACTACAGGCCAAGTTTGATGCTATGAACGGCGATGACATGGGCGATGAAGAAGAAATGAAAGACGAATTTGACCTAGACACTGTGCGTGAATACGTGGAAAAAGTGCCAGCAGGTCACGGTGCAGAAAAGAAAGGACAAGCTGAAAAAGCTGACGGCGGTGCAGGCGGATTGAAGTTCAGCAAGAATGATATGGGTGGAACAACTGCCAACATTCTCAGCGGTAAGAACGGTGCAGACGGTGGCGAATCAGGAGCTGCTGGTGGAAAAATCAGAGGTTCCGCACTCAGCGACACTTCAGCTAAAGAAGATAATGCAGGCAATATTAATGTTCCTGGAGCTAAAAATGGTAAAGCATTTAGTACCAAAGAGCCAGGACACGGCGCAGAGAAAGCTGGTGCAAAAGAAACAGCAGACAAAGCAGCCGCAGGTCTTTTCCGTGGTCGTAGATAATAGGACGAGATAGGTGAAAACTACACTCAGTGAACAGTTGAGTTTCGATCAGGCTAAGATTGTCTTAGAGAGCGAAGGCGAGGATGGAAAAAAATCGCTGCATTTGAATGGCATCTGTATTCAAGGTGACATTCGAAATCAAAATCAGCGAATTTATTCTTCTCAAGAGATTGGCAAGGCTGTCAAAACGCTTAATGAGCAGATCTCTGGCGGGTACTCAGTTTGCGGAGAATTAGATCATCCTGAAGATTTAAAAATAAATCTAGATCGTGTTAGTCATATGATTACCAAGATGTGGATGGATGGTCCTAACGGCTACGGAAAACTTAAAGTCATCCCGACTCCAATGGGTCAGTTGGTACAGACCATGTTAGAGTCGGGAGTCAAGTTGGGTGTATCGAGTAGAGGTTCCGGCGAAGTAGATGGCAGTGGTAATGTTCAAGGTTTTGAAATCATTACTGTTGACATTGTTGCACAACCCAGCGCCCCGGGAGCTTACCCAACTCCAGTTTATGAACACTTGATGAATAATCAAGGTGGATACAAGGCATTTACAATAGCACAAGAAGTCAAAGGCGACCCCAAGGCACAGAAATACATAGCAGAGAGTCTGGTGAAAATCATCAGAGGACTCAAATAACAGTAGGAGAATCACATGCTAGATTTCGTTAAAAAATTGTTTGAAGACAATGTGATTTCCGAAGAACTTAAATCGGAAATTGAATCTGCCTGGCAAGGCAGAATCGAAGAAAACCGTGAACAAGTCACTGCACAGTTACGTGAAGAATTTGCTCAGAAATATGAGCACGATAAATCCGCATTGGTAGAAGCTGTTGAAAGTATGCTAGCAGACCGCTTGTCGGCCGAGCTAGGAGAACTTGCAGAAGATCGCCAAGGACTTATTGATGCCAGAGCTCGTTATACAGAAAAGATGTCTCAGGATTCCAAGACAATGGAATCTTTTGTGATGAACAATCTGCATAAAGAGATTTCTGAACTACATACTGATCGTCAGAAAGTTGCCACAAATGTCGCACAACTTGAATCTTTTATTGTGGATGCACTAGCAAAAGAAATTGCAGAATTCCACAGTGACAAAAAAGACCTAGCCGAGACCAAAGTAAAATTGGTACGCGAAAGCAGAGCTAAGTTTGAGCAAGTTAAAAAAGAATTCATTCTACGTTCAAGTCAGATCATTGAAGAAACAGTCGCAAAAGGACTGCGTTCTGAAATGCATCAACTACGTGAAGACATCGAAGCAGCTCGCAGAAACGACTTTGGTCGTAGGATCTTTGAAAGTTTTGCAAGCGAATTTGCAGCAAGCCATCTCAATGAGAAATCAGAGACAGCTAAACTTCTAAAAGTTGTTCAACAGAAACATGCTGAACTAGAAGAAGCAGCAAAAATTGTAGCAGATACACAGAAATTAGTAGAAAGTCGTGAAGCAGAATTACGTATTGCAAAAGACACAATGGCACGCAAAGAAGTTATGAGCGAGTTGCTGAACCCATTGTCTGGAAACAAGAAAGTAGTTATGCGTGAATTGTTAGAATCAGTTCACACAGACA